GGAATACTGCAAAGACCGAGGATGGAAATTTGAGATCATGACAGAGAAACACTTAGGGATAATCATCTAATGGCATTCCTCTTCCAAGACCTTGCTGCTGGAAAGAGCACCTCCGGAATGGCCAACATTGGTTTCATGAAGAAGGGAACCGGCATTAAACCCGCCAACCGAGACTCTCGGCAATGGTTCAGGGAAAAAGCTCAGGCGGTTACCGCTGTAAACCCCAGGGCAGTGCTAGGCAAGCTCAAGCAGCGCTCCGTAACCAGAATGAAGGCTCAAGACATTGGGCGTATGTTCATGTACTTCTACGATCCAAAGCATAAAGAGACGCTGCCCTATTACGATCAGTTTCCAGTCATCTTCGTTATTGAAACTTACCCAGATGGGTTTCTAGGGATCAACCTCCATTACCTACCTCCGATCTATCGGGCTAAGCTCATGGACGCTCTGTACCAGACCATAAATAATACAAAGTACGATGAGACCACAAAGCTTCGAATCAACTATAGGATTCTTGGAGCATCTGCAAGAATGAGGTGGTTCAAGCCATGTGTGAAACGCTATCTGTATAACCACGTGAAGACTAACATGGTTGAGGTTCCAGTCACCGAATGGGATTACTGTGCTATGCTTCCTCTGGAACGCTTCAAGAAGCAGAGAGCAATCAAAGTACAGAAGGATTCGGTCAACAGTGTTGGCTCATACTAACCCAGTATTTTTAGAAGACAGCACCATTATACCCAGTATTCGGGGTTTGTACATGGCCATTTTTATTAAGGTTTCGTAAACATAAATGAGCGTTTCAAATATTCTCAGAGACTCAATCAGGCCCGCAACGGGAGTATCCGAAGAGGCTCCGTACGAGCTTGACGAAATCGTTGTCACGGCACGTAGACCCACTTCTGGTTTCAGCCTGAGTACATTCCTAACCGAGATTTCTACGAAGACCCTGCTGGACACAAGTCGGCACCTGATGCTCTTCACATTGCCGAAAGGGTTGGCGAACCATTTCAGTACGGATGATGTGAAGCAAATAGCGCTGCGCTGTGACACATCCACCCTGCCAGGCATCTCTTTTGCTGAATCTGAAGAGATCAGGCGTTTCGGTGTTGGTCCAACTGAGAAGCATCCATACCTGCCTATCTTTGGTGCTATCTCCGCTTCCTACATTGTTGACGGAGCTGGAGCCATCCACTCATTCTTCTACGACTGGATGTCGTACATGGTTGGATTCGATTCATCGCAAGGTATGTCAAATGTTAATGCATTTGGCAGAACGCCGTACGAAGTAGCGTACAAGGATGACTACAGATCCAATGTCACCATTCTCGTTTACAACGAACTCAACGACAAGATCATCGAACTAACGCTTAACTCCGCGTATCCAATCGCCATTAACCCGATTCCTCTATCGTGGGGAAACTCAGACCAGTTCATGAGGCTTGATGTAACGTGGGACTATATGGATTGGTCCGTGAAATATCACGACCCAGAGCGGACGAATGGTGATGAACGCGAGGGACCACAACCTCTAAATCGCGACATAAATAGGCAAGAACCTCTGCTCAACAGATTCGCAAGACTGACAGGTTCATTGCCGCCAAGCCTTGGCCTCCAATCGCTAGGCCAGAACCTATCGAGCGTGCCCCAGAGAATAGCTGATATTCAGAACCTGGTTAACGGCAGCAAACAAACTATAGTCGACAACGTCCGTAGACGTTTCGGATTCTAATAACTGGAGACGTGAAATGACACTACCTAAAATCGCAATGCCTTTGTTCCCTATCAAAGTTCCTTCCATGGACAGAGAAGTTCTCTTCAGGCCGTTCTTGGTGAAGGAAGAGAAGATCTTATTGATCGCTCAGGAATCCAAAGAGGAGCGCGATATTATTGTCGCCCTCAAGCAGATCATCAACAACTGTGTTCAAGAAGAGAACTTCAAGATTGACAAGCTAGCGTACTTCGATCTTGAGTACATCTTCTTGAAGCTTAGGGCCAAATCTGTTTCTAACTCCATTGAGTTTAAGTACACTGATCCAGAAGATGGCCAGGTCTACACGATCAAGGTAAATCTTGATGAAGTAGAAATCGCCAAGAACGAAAAGAACAACCCCGTCGTCATGATTGATGATGAGCGTGGTCTAGGACTGCGTATGCGCTTCCCAACTGTCGAACACACTGTGGAATACAAGAAGCCAGGACTAAACCAAGACGAAGTCCTCACGAAGATCGTGGCGGCATGTATTGAAGACGTGTTTGATTCTGAGAACGTCTATGCTTTCGACGAGTATACTCCTGCCCAGCAAAATGAATTCATCGATACGATTCCGGTTCCAGTCTTCGGCAAGATCCAAGAGTTCTTCGATACGATTCCTTCGATGAAACACGAACTTACGTACAAGACCAAAGACAAGAAAACGAAGACCCTGACATTCGAGGGCCTCAACGATTTTTTTACCTGGGGTTAATCCACAGGTCTCTACTCTCTTACTACCAGACAATCTTCACGTTGGTTCATCTACATAAATACTCCATTGCCGAGTTGGAGAACCTCATTCCATTTGAGTGGGACCTCTATGTTGATATGCTCGCATCGCATCTAGAGGCCACGAAAGCAGAATAATGGGTAGAGAGGTTGTTGGAACAAAGTTACTCCCCGCACTAGGGCGGATGTTTCGTCCGGCAGCCAGGGTTGTGCCTGGAGCAGCAAAGGTCGGCGCCGCCGCCACTGGTCTTGTCGGTGCTGGCTGGCTTATCAATAGGTCGTTGTCTGGGCTTAACACGCAAACCCCTGGTGGCGACGGGTCAGGCCCTGGCGGCTCGGCAACCTCCATGGGCGGTGGTGGACTATCCGGTGGCCGTGCAGGATTGGCATCCTCTCGTGGTTTCACGGCGCCGAATAACGATAACAGCCCACGCAAAGTTTCATACAATCCAAATGGCAATTTCGAGACTGAGTCTTTAAGGCTTCAGGCATCCTCGGCTAATTCCCTAGCATCGATCGACAACACCGTCAGAAATATGCTGAAGTTCTCTGTGGCCAAGGCCACTTGGGATACTAGATCTCTTAGGGAAATGTCGATCGAATCCAGCAACCCCGCCGGCGGGTTTGCGGGCGGCTCTGGCGGAAATAGCATGTTCAATGCTGTTAGCGGAAACCAGCAAGGTGGCATATCTCCGCTCCTAATTGCAGGGCTCACTGCTGCTGCACTCGGCATCGGAGCAGCCATTGTCGGTTTCAATAAGATTTTCGGTAAAGGGGGTGATTCGTCTGCAGCTGGCGGAGGAGCACCGGACGGTACTCAAGGTTCGCTTGGGGCTCCAGCCGGATCATTCTGGCAACAGGCTACTGTTGCTGGTGTTTCAGCGGGTTATGCCTCTGACGCGTCTAACCGTATCAGAGCAACACCTCCAAGACCCGCTGGCGCCGTCGGGCCTATTGCGGCAAACGATAACGCAGTTAGACGACCAAGCCTTAGCATGGCCGCTAGCCAAGGCCGCCTTGGCAGCGCCCTCGGTTCTGGTGCTGGCCGAGGGGTGGGGAAAGTCTTTAGGTTCATAAAAGGACTTAGGATGGGCCCGGTCGGCCGATTCCCAATTCTCACTTCCGTCTTTGCACTTGTAGATCCACTAGAGGCTGCGTACAACGCGGGCTTCGCCGTCACTGACAGCGTCAAAAGAGAACTAGTTGGTGCTCTTGCGATGATCCTCGCAGGTCCTGCTGGCGTTGCTTTAGGTGTTGCCGTGGGTGCCGCTATCGCTATTCCTGCAACACCAGTCGGTATGGCGGTGGGAGCTATTCTTGGTGGCATCGGCGGAGCAATCGCTGGACTAGGTGCCGAATTTGTAGCCGAACAAATATATGACCTCATCGCTGGCAATATTACACTAGGCGAGTTTGCTAGGAAACTAGGCCGCGGGGCCATGAATGGTCTGCGGAATAGCGCTGCGCTAGCTGGCGGAGCTATTCTTGGTGGTGCGCTTGCCGGTGTTGGCATGGCCCGTCGAGCAGCAGGAGCAGTTGCCCCAGTGATCGCCGAAACCGGCGGAGCTGTTGCCCGCGCCGGGATGAGAATGCCGGCCAGAGTCGCTGTTGGCGCTGCTGTTATTGGCGGCGGCGCAGCAGCTTACCACATGACACGACCTAACTCCGGGCCAGCCATTGCTGGACCTCCGCATATGCAGATGCAAGGAACTGAGTTGCATGCGGCTGCTAGATTGAAAGCCGAACAGTACCTCGGCCGGGCAATGACCAACGACGAATGGGACGTTTTGCTTAGAACTGTTTACGCAGAATCTGGTCGAGGCGAAGCCGGACGCGAAGACGCAATGATCTTGGCTACCATTCTGAACCGAGCCAGGTCGGCAGGATCATATTCCAGAGGTGCACTCGCCCAGGGCTATCTGCGCCAAGGACTAACCGTCCTGGCCGTGCTCTTTGCAGAAAACCAGTTCCAGGCCGTAACAGGAACGGTTGGAAATCGTAGGCCATCGGCGCATTGGACAAGAGGTCCAAACCACAACGAAGTTGAGGGGATCTTCCGGGCTATCATGCAGTTCCTTGATCGTGTTCCCCACAATCAAGTGGCCTTTACTGCTGCAAGCGCAGCAGCGTATGGCCCCGGAACCAACATTTCGTATCGCGACACAATGCTTCGTAATGGCGGCCAGACTGTCGGCCGGACCGTGTTTAACACGGCACTACTAGATCAAGCGCGCCCACAAAACATGGCTCCCGCACCGGCACCAGTTATTACAGCAGCCGCCGCAGCCGGCGCAGCTGGAGGTCCACCGCGGCCGCAAAGTGGCGGGTCTAATGTTACGGTCGGCTCTGTAGTCGGTGGCACGGGTGCTGGCGGACCACGTACCGCGTCTGGTATTCCACTGGCCACGATCACTACAAGCAGACTTGGGCTGACAGCGCAGGTTAATGCTGCATATGCTCCTAAGTTCCAATCGTTCATTAACGAGCTTGAAGCCACAGGATACGTCATTCGATCCATCGGCGGATACGCAAATAGACGCACCGCTAGAGGTGGATTCAGCCACCACGCTAATGGCGATTCCATCGACATTAACCCAGCTCAGAATCCACATGTCTTCAATCGCCCAGGCATCACAGACATGCCTATTGAACAAACAAGGGCTGCAGCGTCTCGAAATGGATTAGGATGGGGTTACGACTGGACTAGTTCAAAAGATGCTATGCACTTCTCGGTCGGAAGAAACGAAGGCGGAAGCGGCGGCGCAAATGATAATGGTACTGCTGGGCATGGCGGCCATGGTGCCGGAGCAGCAGCGGCAGCAGCCGCTGGAGCAGTCGCGAGGGCTCCAGGCCGTGCTCCTACCATCAGCTGGGGTAATCTCAGGCCAACTGGTGGATCTAGTGCTCCAAGTCCTGCCCCAAGAATGGCTCCAGCGACTCCACAAAACAGGCTCGCCACAAACATCGTGGCTGCTTCTGTTGCTGCAGAGCGAAAGAACATTAACGTAGTCGTTCAAAATGCACAGACACAAGAGTCCGGTAAGACAGCTTCCAGAACGCAAAAAACGGACACCAGCGCAGCTGAGTCCGTTTCAAGTCCTGTTATGGCAGCGTACGAATACGCTGCTTACTGGGGCGTCGACTAATCGTTCTTAGGCGGTTCGCCCATTACGTATTTCGCAATGGCAACCAACCCACCGAAAATCAGCAGCCAGAATG